CTCCCCTACTGGAAAGTCCAGGGGATCCACTAAGGGGTTTACCTAATCTTCTTCTGTCAGGAAAGTAGTAACTAGCCATTTGCAGCTGCGGCTCTTTGTTGTGCCCTTAGGTTCTCTTCTTCAATGTGTTGTTTTAGAAGACCAACATAGATATCTCTCTCCCAGGGAACCATGTTTTCAACTTCGGTTAATGAGTATTTATGGAACTGCATTAAAGCGAAGTTGATTCTAAAATATGCCTCAAGATTAATATGAGACATACTCAACCGAAAAAATCTGTTAATCCCTCAAGAACTACAGAGTTTTCGTTTCCCGTGTTGGGGTTGGTTACAGTGATTGTATGAGTCAACTTTGGCATAGTTTGGAAGAACTTTTCAATTCTATTGAATTGTTCAGAGGTAAGACTCTCAATCCATTCTCTGAGTTCTTTCTTCGTACAATCAGAAGCAGCCCACATTTCTTCTTCATCAAAGACCATCTCAATGCAAGAAGCAATGATACCGAAAGTGCCTTCAATATCATTATTGTCTGCATTTTCACCAAAACTACTCTCAACAAACTGTTGAAGAGAAGGATACTTCATTCTCAGTGTATAATCACCTAGACTAATATCCGTGCTGTGTTCTGGGTCTTTTTCAACAACAATATCATCAATGTATACAGTTACTGGAACTGTAGTTTTTCCATCATCACCACAAGTAACGATAAGATCAATACTTTCCCCAACAGATTTGCCCCTGATGTTTAGGAACAAATATTCAATATCAAAACTAGGAAGTTCTTCTACCTTAACACCTCTAGTGAGAATACAATCTTTCAGAACCTGTTTGATTGCATTAGTAATTTGTTTGGGATCTTTGCTTTCTAGAGCAAGAATCAATACCTTCTCTTCACGTACAAGAAATGGTCTATACTTAACTGTTTTACCAGTGGAAGGTAGAATCAACTCATGTTGAGAAGTACTAATTTTTGGTAAAGGCATGATATGTTATCAAGTCATTCGTATTATTTAGTTAGGTATTTGTAGCTCCTTTATCAGTACCAGTTTTAGGGTTAGTATTATTGACAAGGGTTCCACTAGTCTGAGTCTCGGTTCCTCCAGTTCCAGCACCATTTGTATCTAATAGACCAGTTGTTGCTGGTGCGAAATTTCCTTCTTCCTGACCATTTAAACTTCCACCACCAATGTGAGAAATATAATATCTGTCATACTTAAATTCAACTCCAACTTGAAGAATTTGAGCACCTTGATACGATAATGGAATTGATTTGAGAGTAACAGGGAAAGCGTTGACAAATGTATATTCTATAGATTGTTTAATATCTCTTTCAAACTTAATAATGGATATCTCTCTTTTATAATAAGCTGGATATCTAAATCTATGATATGAATTATTTGTCTTACTGTCACCATAACCAGCTGGTTGTCCGCTTTTTGGTGTTCCTTTATCTCCGTAATAGACTGGGTTGGTGAAGTTGATCCACTCTTGGAATAATCTCAATACTTGATAGTCAGAAGAGACATAAAAAGACATCGCCATGTCTGTATATTCCCTTCTCATTGGAAAAGATTCTAAAATACCCTGTCTACTTCCAACTTCCTGATAGGTACTGAATGTTGTACCAGGAATCATGGCTTCAGCACAAAGAAAATCATATCTTTGTGGGGTTGTTTTTTGAAAAACTCCAGCACTCGTCAGCCAGGCATCCAAATTAGCTCCTGCAGATTTTTCTTTTCCAGAGTTAGCTAACTTTAATGATACTTTATATGTATTTGATAGTGCTGGAGAAGCAATATTCTCTTGAAAGGAATTATTGGCTAAATTTCTCTTTCTTCCACCAGGACCAAAAGCAATATCAGACTGTAAGGATGCGAGGTTTGACATCTAAATATTTTTAGTGCTTTATATACTATGTATATGTCTTATCAGGGAAAGTATCGTCCAGAACATCCAAAGAAATATAAAGGTAACCCTGCGAACATTGTTTACAGGTCTCTTTGGGAAAGAAAGTTCATGAGATATTGTGATCTGAATGAGAGTGTATACCAGTGGCAGTCTGAAGAGTTCTTCATTCCATACAAATCACCCATTGACAATAAGTATCACCGATACTTCCCAGACTTCTTTGTGAAATATAAAGACAGAACTGGCAAGATTCGAACTATGGTTATTGAAGTGAAACCTAAAAAACAATGTCAAGAACCGCCACGTAATCCAAAAAGAAGAACTAAAGCATGGGCAGAAAGTGTTAAGACTTGGGTAATCAATCAAGCAAAGTGGGAAGCAGCAGCGGAATACTGTGCTGATCGTAATTATGAATTCAAGATCATGACAGAAGACGATCTAGGAATCAAATGATCATAGAAGAAATTGTAAAAGAAGCTGGTAAGAGAAAGAGAAGTGGTGATTGGTATATCAATGCACTAGAAGATAAACTAGCACCACTACAAGATCCAGATATTAGTACAAGTGATACTGGGTGGGTTGAAGTCGGAGACTTACTATTCTTTTCCTATGGTGCAAAGTTTCCTGATAGGTATCCATTCTGGGACACTCAACCACTGGCATTTGTAATTGAATTCCAAAGAGATGGGTTCCTGGGAGCAAATTTACATTATGTCAATCCTAGTCATCGTGATGCGGTTGCAAGAAGCCTCATAAATAAAGGGAGTGGGGTAGTAGTACCCAGAAATACTATTCATCGATATTTGTATAGTGGAATGGGTAACCTATATAAAGTCCCCGATGATGAGGATTGGGCCAACATCTCGTTATTACCAACTGAAAAGTTTATTGATAACAGGGGAATGAAGTTCCCTAAGCACAAAGCTTGGAGTTATAAAAAGTAATGGCTGAGAAAAAGATTTCACTAGGAACTAAAGGTAACGGGGATCCATTCGTCATTACCCAAGATATTGATGGTAAAACTCAAAACTATCTATTCTTCTATGATCTCAATGGGAAGAAAGGAAATCTGTTTCCAGTAGATGCTGATGGAAACAAGATTGCTGGTGGTCAACCCATCTGGACCGATGGTCAATGGTTATCGGCAAATATCAAAGATACTGCACTGACAGATGATGTCCTTAATGGATATAATGATCAGTTGAAGAGTCAACTTATAAAAACCCTAAAGAAAATAAGTGGGGCTAAGACTGCTGGAGTTAAAACAAAAGCCGCTGCAAAAATACCAGCCTGGGCAGAACAACCATCTGTGTTACCACAAGCCCCTTCTGGTCAAGAACCAGAAGCAAATAAAGAACCAAATCCATCTCCATCAGGAGATCCATCCTCACAAGGAAACCAAAATCCAGTAAATACTAATTTTGCAAATCCAGTAGGAAGCATTACAGCCGTATGGCAAGCAATTACGGATCCTTATACTGTGATTACCAAACAAGGTGTTGGTGGCAATAAGTATGACTTTGCAGGAGATAAATTAAAAGGACATTTAGTATATCCACAAGATTTAAGTGGTATGCAAGATACTTTACAAATCGAGTGTTTTTCATATAAACCACCTTATGCAGAATCTTTTGGATTTACAAAAAATTCAAACAAATATCAACAATTTGTTGAAAATTTTGGTGGTGGTCTCAAAAGAAGAGGTGCATTAAAAGAAAGACTGGGAAAAATTATTCTCCCAATGCCTAGAGATGTTAGAGATTCAAATGCAGTTACATGGCAGGAAGATGGTCTCAATAACCTAAGTGCTGCAGCTTTAGGATATGTCTCTCAAAATGCAGGCACAATGCTAGGTGCAATGGCAGCTGGAACCATAATTAATGGATTAACTGGAATAGGTGGGTTGGGAAACCTAGCAAATAAAGCTATGTTTTACGGATCATTACTGGGAGCCAGTCAAAATGGTACAGCTCAATCTGTTATTGCTCCTGCAATCACCAGTATGTTATCTGGACAGTTGGGTGTAGATATATCTCCAGAAACTATTTTATCTAGAGTTGGTGGTATTGTTCAAAACTCAAACACAGAACTTTTGTTTAGAGGAGTTCAAACCAGAAGCTTCCAGTTCAAATATAGAATGACTGCTAGAGGTCCAGAAGAAGCACAGATTATAAGAAGCATCATTAGATATCTAAAACAATGGTCTTCTGCGAAAAAAATAGCAAAACTTGCAAGTGGTGCTGCTTTAGCGGGAGATCCATCATTTTTCCTAGGAACTCCAAACGTATTCAGACTTAGGTATGTTACTAATGATCTAGGGTTTGGAGGAGGACAAGATATTGCTGGTGTAAATAAGTTCAAAACTTGTGCATTAACACAAATATCGACAAATTATTCTCCAGATGGAGAATGGAATGCATTTGAAGGCGGTCAACCAGTTTCTGTTGAAATTGAAATGCGATTTGCAGAACTAGAACCAATTTACAATACAGATTACCAAGAAGGTGTAACTGATGACAGAGCTGGTGGTATAAATCCAGGCCTACAAAGTCAGTTTGGTGTAAAAGAATACGAGGTAGGTTACTAAAATGGCAGGTTATTTCTCTTATTTTCCAAATTTCGATTACGTCTCTAGAATTCCCGATGGAGCTTCTAGTGATGAGGTCATTCCAGTAAAAAATATTTTCAGAAGACCAAGACTTCGTGATGATCTTGCATCAGTTATTACCGCCTTTCATGATTATATTATTGAAGGCGATGAGAGACCAGATCAAGTTTCAAACAGAATATATGGAGATTCCAGATACGATTGGGTTGTTCTTCTATCAAACAATATAACCAACGTCAGAGATGAATGGCCACTAGAATCTCTTGTATTTGAAAAGTATTGTCTATCTAAGTATGGTAGTCACGAAGCATTGGGAGAAGTACATCACTACGAGACGACAGAGTTAAGAGACACATACAATAGACTTGTGCTTCCCCAAAGATTACAAGTAGACTCCGATTTTACTTTCAATGTGATTGAATTTAATGATAAAAAACAAGAGGAAGTTACTTATGGTGTAACTCCCTCTTCTAGTGATTTAACTTATGATCAGCAAGGAAATGCTAAAGATAGTAATGGAAATATAGTTCGTAATTCAAAGGTACTTCCTATTAGTAATTACGAACATGAAGTTGAACTAAATGATGCTAAGAGAAGAATTAGGATATTGGATGTCAATTTCTTACCAACAGTTATTGATGATGTGAAGAGAATTATGAAATATAAGAAGTCTTCTCAGTTTATCAATACTGTATTGAAAGAATCATACAATCCAAGACTATCCTAATCAATAAATCCTTCTTCTTTTAACCACTTTTTAGTAAGTGGAGTCGGATCATAGTCTGTCCACATGGTTCCAGCAGCACAAGACTCTAGTGCTTCCATAGTCATGTTCTCAGTACGTCCTGCCCAAGATGCCTCTGCCTCCCAAGGGCGTGAGTGAGGTGGATAGGTGCGTTCTACCATCTCACGGTACAACATAGGTACATCTTCTTCAGGATGAATAATCGCAATCATGGAGTTCTTAATGGAACCTGCCATACAATCCTGTGCAGCGTGCCAACCTTCATGACGCATAACAGACATCAACACACCAGGACGGCGCATGTAAGTCTTGTTCAAGAAGAAGTTATTACTCACTGTGTGATAGACACCACGGTGACCAACAGGAAAGTATTTTTCGTCCGCTAGAAACACATTAACGCCGACATGTTCCAGGGCAGTGAGCATTCTACTGAACTCGTCAGCAATAATAGTATAATCACTGTTGGGATGAGCATCAGCAATAGTATTGATACTTTTGACTCGTTCGACATCTTTGGTACACTCTCGGACTAACATGCATCCCATAGCGTCCATAGTGTAATAACCTTTAGTGATCTTACCCTCTGCAAGAACAGGGGAAGATAAAAAAAGGCTGGAGGCCGCAAAAGCAACCCCCAACTTTCTCAAGATCATATTCATTCCTCAGCGAGTTTTTGGAAATATGAAAGTGCGTCATCCTCATCTTCATCAGTAGTGGTTTGTTCCACCACAGGTGCCTTGGAGGATGCTGCGGATGCGAGACGGGTCAGTTCATCATCAACAGACTCACGACCAGAATCTTCATCATCCAGTTCGGGTTCAGGCTTACGGAGTTGTTGTTTGGCTCCCAGAACTGCGTCCAGTCGCTTCTTCAGATCATCGTAAGACTTGAATTGATCAGGAGCAGTAAACTCACTCAGATCATAGATCTTGTTGTAGATCTCTTCCATCTCATCGTCATCCTCAGACAGAGCAGAGGGACGTGCGAACTCAGAACTATCGTAGTTCCAGTAACCTGCAACGTTCTTGATCTTCAGTTTGAAGTTAGCACCCTTCCAGAAGTCAAAGGGGTTGATGGGTTCTTCATCATCAAACTCAGGTTGCATCGCTGCAGTGATCTTGTCAAAGATCTTCTTACCAAACTTGTAGAGAGCGACACGACCTTCGTTCTCGGGGTTGGCAGAGTCCTTCACAACATAGATGTTTGCGTAGTAAGACAGTTTACGCTTCTGCTTACGTGCAATTTCTTTGTCAGAATCGTTTCCACTGTTCCACAGACTGCGGTTCAGTTCGCCAACGGGATCATCCTTACCAATAGTGGTCAGGGAGTTCTCGATGTACCAACCACCAGGACCTTGGAAGGCGTGACTCCAGACTTGAGTCCAGGGCAGTTCACAGTTAGCGTGTGCAGGAAGGAAACGAATAACGGCATAACCGTTACCTGCCTTGTCCACAGCAGGTTTCCAGAGGCGATCATCACTAGACCCACCGCCTTTTTCGTTCAGTTTCTCCACCTTCTTCATCAGTTTCTCGGTGAGAGAACCAGCGCGGGACTGTTTTTTAAGATCGGCAAAAGACATTTGTATTCTCCGTATTGGTTGTGTGTGTTGTGTGTTTTGGACGTATTGATTATAGACCGTTCAGGGATCCCTGTCAATGGTTTGTTCTAGTCGGTCTAGGGTTTTACCAAGTTTATCAAAGAAATCATTGATGTTTTCACCTTCTTTCATACCAAGCATCTGAGCAGATCCTATGATCTCCTCTTTCATTTCAATTGCTTTAGGGTCGTCTGTGAGATTAAGTCTGAAAATAAAGTTCTTCTGTTTTTCAATCAGTGATCGCATGACATCGATCTGTTCCTGTTGTTTTTCAGGTCCTTGAGCAACCATCATGCCAGACATCACATCTGTCATCAATTTCTCCTGCAAATCTTGAATCTCTTGTAGAGCTTCACGTACTATGGGTGAATGGAAAAAATCACTCACAAACAATCTCCCTTAAAGTTTCTTTGTAATCCTTGATATCGATATTTAGGAATGGTTTATACTTCTTAATTTTGAGACTTACGGTTTCCCACACTGGATCAAACAGATGTTTGTCATGGCGTTTTGAGAATCCAAGAATCATGTCAAGAAGAACAAGAGTCTCCAGAGAGATAGCACCTTTCAAATGTTTTTTGAGAACATCTGAGTGTGATCCTCCAGAGACTGAGAACATTTTATCAAAGTTTTCTTTATTGATAAAGACCTCTGCTTCAGTCTTAAACAAATATTTTAGACTTTGAATTTTCTTCAACCATTCGGCATAAACGGCATCCCCAGTGTCAATAATCTGTCCAATCCACAGTCGTTGTGGATCTTGAGACTGACTGAAGTTTGCTAGAAAAAATCTTTGAATTTCATCATCGGACTTCTTTCTAGACATTCTTTCGAAGAAATATCTATCCTTTCTTTTATTAAAAGAAGCCTTAGATGCTTTGGTTTTACCGCAATACCTGAAATAGTCGTAGTTGTCCTTAGTGAAATGATTCTTGAAGGCTAAGTAAGTTTGATAGACTTCAAGAGGTGTCATCACAGCGGCAAACGAGATCGGGTAGTTTTTTTCAGATAGTTGAGTTCCATTGCCTCAACTTTGAGTTTTTCTTTCAGAGGTTTAGAAATTAATTTACCAACAGATTCAAACTC